CTTGGCGCTTCGCTTCAACTGGGTAATTCTCATCAGCAAGCATATCTATTGCCTCATCGACCGATTGGCGCAGAGCCAACATCATGGGGGAGCCAAAATCAATTTCGTCTTCTACCCCAAGGATGTGGCGCTTCCCATTGGCACCTGGAATGGTGCTCAACGGATAGCCTGCGCTGGTCGATCGGTCCAAAGGTTCGAGCCCAATATGTCTGTTACCAGCTACTGCTTCTTCAAACGTAAGAATACGTGGATTGTAGTGAGTGGTTCTAGCGACAGAATATCGGGCCGCGGTCTTCGCTTCCTCGCGGGGGATCATTTCTTCACGGGGGGCGTATTTAGAAGTGGCAATGAGCCACGGATCCATTTCTAGCCCGTCCACATTAACATACGGTACTAGCTTAGCTGGTTCAGTGAAAACCAGCGAAGCGGTCCACAGTTTGCTCTTGCGGAGTTTCGTGTAGGGAGGTGAATTCACCTTCTTTTCAACCTTCCCAATGATCTTGTGACCTAGGTTTGCCAGCTGCTCGGCTGACAGACCTTGAGCTACCACCTGAAGGTGGCGAGTCAACTGCTCTTTGGAGACAATTTCCGTCAATCCAGTAATCGTGCTGTCTAATCCCTGTGTGGCACCCCGTCCTGCTGTGTGTAACCCAAGTAACTTTCCAGTTGCTATCTTTGGATTTATCACAACGGCGGGGCTGCCACAGGAACCAGAACGGCTCAACTGATCATATTGCACGTACCGGGGGATGTGAAATTTCGTAGTTGGTCCATACGATAATTTCACATCAACACCCGATCGCGCCTGGCTCATTGGTGAGAATTTAAGTCTTCCCAACATTCCGTCATACACAACACACAGATTATTTCCCTGCAAAGGCAGGTATTTCTCTTCTATGAATTGATGCACAATGGAGCTATGAGCATGGTCAACGAATTCTGCAGCCTCAAAAGTGGCTGTGTCACCCGTACCGGCAACTAGTCGCCAGCTGTCTAAAATGGCTTGAATATTGCACTCCTTCGAGTACGAATCGCCCTGCAGACAGACGGTTTCATAGTTTTTGTCGCGAAGATCTTGGAGACCCCCTTTCAAATGGTTATTGGCCAAGAAAGTTCGTCCCGAGATCGCCACGACAGAAAGTAGACGAAAATCGGATGCTTCTGGCACTACTACTTCATAGCAGTGCTTCTTCACCAGTTTCACAATGAGATCTTCAGCATTCTTATCCTCAACACCCAATTGGGCTGCCTGCGCGCGCACCTCCTGAGGGAGGTGCGCGTTCTTTGCAGGCAGCTTATTAAGGGGGTTGTAAACTTGAGCTGCGGTTTCTGGGGCAGGACCCGCCAAGAAGGCCTGAACTAATTTAATAGCCCCGGCCATCAGGGCAAGGCCACTCGCCCAAGTCGCCACAGTGCTAAAGATCTTCCATCGCTTCTCTGGGATGAATGTTGACAATTCCGTCACTTCCTCTCTCAGGGTCTCTTTTGCGCGCTCCACGCGCTTCTTCATCTTCACAGGTTCACGCTCTCGTACGAGCTCAAAGAAGTCGATCTGCCTAGCGTTCCAAGCATCACGACTCTCTCCGAGCTCATAAGCGCCAACTTTCTCTTCCAAAACGACAAGTTCATCCTTGTCGTTGAGATAGGTTGATACATATTCTTGCATTCCAGCGCGTTCCTGTGGGTGCACCTTGCTGATAAATCTCTCAAATTGATCCTGAGATATCATCTGCGCGGTGGGAGCTTGGAGGGTCACATCAACCGCATCACAAATCTCATAATACTCGGTTAAGTACATCCAATAGCGTTCTACCATCTCATCGACAACTTGATCAAAGTCAAGTATACGACCAGTTGGTTTGCCGTCAGCGCACAAGTCGAGCTCATGAAACTCATAGATGTCGAATCGCACCTTTCCACACTTCATACGGTCAGGTACAAATCGAGGGCCGATCTGCTTTCCAAATTGGGCTTTAACCTTCACTTCCAGACCTAAATCAAACCTTCTCTGCAAAGCCATCTCTGATTGGACTGCATTAGATCTCAGCGTCCGCGTGTTACCGGTAAGGGCAACAAACGACGGAGCAACAGCAATCATTCCTTTCAGAGACAACTCAGCAAAGTCAGCATTGAATTTATGGGGTCCAATCAAGTCAATAATGGTTAACGCAGGAGCGTCGACCATACCAACCTGATCCCTCAACTGGAGACCGTCATCCAAAATGACGGCCTCGTGGGCTACATACCCTTCCCAATACTTAGAAG